TGGACCGTAGACGAGAGCGCATGTAATTCCATGCAAACGGTGTGGGCCATTGTGTCAACTCGTCAAAGCCTATCCAACTAAACGCTAGACCCTGATAACGCAAGACATCATCTTCTTTATCCAAGTATGACATCCACAATCTTGCGCCAGAGGGCGCAGTCCACTGCATCTTACGTTCAGACCACTTGATACCTTTCCAAATCTTAGGATACATTTCCTGTGATTTAAAGATAAGTTCCCTTAGTTCTTCTGTTGTATGACGTAGTAACAAACCAGAAAAGGCAGGATGGCCCATGTAGCGTAGAGGGTCAGCTAACATGGCGTAGCTCTTGCCACCACCTGCACTGCCACCATATAACACTTCTCTTTCACCTGCAGCTAGAAAGTTTGTTTGTGGACCTTCATTCGGTTTAAAGATAACGTTATGTTGTTCTTCAATAGATGATGTATCAACTACTGGATCTGGTTTAGGCTGCGCTTGTATCTTCTTTACTGGCTTCTGCTTTAGCTCCAAGTCTTTTGTTGTCGATCTCTTCCGCTTTGGCGATTGCCTTTTTCGCATAGTCTGCCCATCTGCGTAGGCTTCCAGATTTGTTTTTTCTTCTTCGCTCATTGTCTAACCGTTTCCTCAAACCTACATGTGAAATACTTCTGCCTGTATTTCTTGTGAGCCAGTTAGCTACTTCACGATAGGAGTATTGTTTTAAATACTTCTGTGCTTTCATTAGCATATCTAGCTGATGTTCATTCGGTAATAGTACGTCTGGATCATCGGGGTCTACATCATACCCAAAAGGTATGGTGCGTGATATACGTGGAATAGGTATCCACTCGTTGTCTTCTTTTATGTCAGTTGGTTGGGGTAACTTCCATTGCTTTAATGGTTTAGTCATCATCTTCCATTTGTTTTGGGGGCATAAGCATCACACCGCCTCTGGCTTCAACTTGTACCTTCTCAGTCTTTACAAGACCAGTACGATCAAGTAACTCTTTAGCTGCTTGCATCTTATCTCGTATGCCTAACTCAGTAGGATCATACAATGCACCAACCATAGCCATTGCAGCTTTGGGAGCATTGCGTGATAGAAACGTTTGAGTAGCATCTATGATTTCTTCTTTTAAACTATTTACAACACTGCTTGTAGAAGTAGTATCTGAATACCCTGCAAGTTTCTTTGCTGTGAGTATGTCACCACCTGCCTCTTCAAATAGTACACTGAGGAACTGTTGTTGTTGTTCTGTTAATTGTCTAGCCATTATACCATCAATTCAAAATGCGGTCCATCAATAAATGGTCGTCTTCCTTGTGATCTACGTAGGTCAATATATTCATTCATGGCTTCTTCCATTGTACCACCATAATCTACTATATTGCCTACTGACCAAGCTGCGCCCCACTTAATGGCACAACCAACTTCTTTTGCTGCAGCTTTCATTGCATCAGCAATATCATCATATACATTTAATTCCCAAACTACATCTGATCCATCATATGCAACTAGGTCTACTGCATGAGAGTATCCTGAGTCTTGTAGTAAATGTTTACTGTTCATAGTTTGTGATCTGCCAGATTTAAACAAACGTTCTTGCTCTGCCAAACTTCTTACACCAAACGTGACTCCAAAATCTACTTTAGTCACTTCTATAGCTTTCTTTACTGTCTCCACCATATCAGGGTGGACACCTTCTAGTTTGTCTAACGATCTATTTGATAATCTAAATGCCATGTTTACTTCCCGAAAAATTTAGTTGCTGACCTTACAGCAAAGCTGCTTGCCACGATTACACCCAAGGTATAGCTATACCACTGAGGCATTGACTCCAATGCAGCAAAGCCATTAGCTACTGCTGCGTTTGCCCATTCAAATGGCAAAAATGCTAGGATTAATGGAATTGAAAAAAGTAAAACCAGATACTCATCTTTCCACGAGTTCTGGGTTCCTTGTGCCATTATCTTTTCCCACTCAGCTTCTGAGGTAGCGGCTGACACCATAATCTGAGCTTCCGCTTCTGCACGAGCTACTTTTGCTTTAGTCTCAGCAGCTTTAGTTTCTACTTTGCCATTCAGCCAAGTACCTGCCAGATTAGCTATAGGTCCAATTAAACCCTGTATCATTTCTTTGCTCCCATTGCTGAAAATCCAAAGTATGCACCAACGAGTGCAGACACAGACACAACATAGATATTAGCTATGTCAGCTATTAGCATTGCTGCTGTATCCATATTAATAAGAGTACATAGAAAAATACCCATAGGGTATAGTACCATACCTGACAAAGCAAACCAAGTCATATTTCTCTGAGCATCACGTTTAGCGTCTTCATCTTCCATACGCCTACGTCTATCTTCCAAATAGATAGCACGTTCTTCTGCATCTAGCTTACCATTCTTATCTAGGTCATATTCTTCTACCATCAGGTTCTCCTAAATCTAGCCGTCTTCTTTGCAATGCTTTTAGGTTGAGCCACATGCTGCTTACCTGCCTTAGTGCCTTGTCGCTTTGCTCTGGTTGTAGCGGCATACTCACTGCTGCTAAGAGAGTCAATAGCCTTACGAGGTAAATACCTCTCACCAGTTTTAGCACTAGGCTTTCCACTCTTAGTTCCCCATTCTTGCTTTGTCCACTTCTCTAAGCTTTGTTGGGATTTAGCTTTAGCCATTTAGCAGCACTCACACTGTGGATTACACTTACGGTTGATCAAAGCACACCATAGTCTTTTAAAATAACGTTTCAACTTTTGTATCCTCCCCCTGCTTTCTTATAGGCAGATGCAAGCATTTGAGCTTTTCTTGCACTCCATTGACCTGCACCGCCACCTTTAGTACCTGCTTTTATTCTGGCAAACTGTCTCTTACGCATTGCAGGTTTGGTATAGTTACCTGCTGCATTTACAGTGCTACCACCTTTAGAAAGTTTTCTAGTTGTTTTCTTCTTCGGCATATATAACTCTCCTTATATCGCCTCGACCTATACCTATGTCGTTTAGATCTTTATCAGTCATCATCTGTAGTATTCTAAAATCTGCACGTCTTTGTTGTGCAATCTCATGTTTCTTCCAAGCATTCTTAAAAAATTGTTTTACACTCATGTCTATCTCCTTTAGTGTTAATCGCTACATTGTAGCGTATGGAGATAGTTATATCATAGTTACTGACCCATGAGTACTCACAAAAATTGCATAACCGTTATGCTGTAAGTTTGTAATACTCCGCACCAAATACAACTATGAGAAAGTCAGAACTACTGTCTTCAAAGCCTACGATCTTGTCACCTGCAGCTAATGCTAGGTATCCACCACCCTGTACAACTTCTTCTAAACTGTTTGCTGATAGACTGTGTTCATCTACAAGAAAGTGATATGTAGTTGTAGATGCTTCATACCACTGAAGACTGTACTTCTTATTGTTTGTAGAGCCATTTGATACATGCAAAAAAGTGATGAGTGACACATGGTTATTAGGACATGTGTACACTACATCACCACTAGCACCACCCGATGTTGCGGAAAGGTCTTTTGCTTTTGTAAAGTATTTAGCTGCAACAAGATTTGCCATTTAGAATTTAATCTTTGCGCCTATTGTGATGTCACCAAACTCAAAGTCTGCGTCTGTTGATACTTCTGTGTATGTAGTCATTATATTCCATACATACTCTGCTGTAAGGTCTACACCCTTAAATACACCATCTTCGTTGATCTTTAATACATCAAACTCTGTTTCTGCTTTTAGTGTAATACCATACTGTGAGATAGCTGCGTATGGAGTTGCTCCCAATGCCCATGTATCTACACCAGTTACATAGCTCATGTCTACTTCTGTACCCATTGATAGGCCATTACCTAAATCAATTGCTGATACAGACGTTCCTACAACTGCAAGTGCAGATGCTAATAATAGTTTCTTCATTTTATTTTCCTATAAGTTAGTTCCGATTTTAACACATGTTGGTACTGCGTATATACCTTTTGCTACTAAGTCATTTGTTATAACAATAGTTTCTTCTTTACAAGCTCTCTCTACATAGAAAGGTTCTGGCTTTGCTACAACCTGACAAGATAATGCTGATGGGTTTGTACACATCAACAATACAGCCATCCACATTACTTCTTCTTAGACATGCCGCCACGCATCATTTTTTTCTTGGGCATACCACCGCCACGAAGCATTGGTTTCTTCTTAGCTGCTGCACCGCCACGCATCATTGGTTTCTTTTTCATTGCACGAGGTTTCATTGCCATTGTCTTGTTCTCCGTTTTCTTCTATCTAAGACTAGAGTTTTATACTCTTCAGATGGATACACATTATAGTATCCTAACTTCTCCAGTTTCAAACTTGCGTCATCTACCTTTGAAAGAGATTGAATAAACAACATGGCATATTCTTTCTCTATTGCAGACTCCCACTCATGTTCATACAAGAAGTCTAAGTCTGCGTCTTCTGCACCGTATTCAGGGTGAAACCCCATGATGTGCAAATCTTCTTTTGTAAAAGT